TGACGATCTGCACGTCATAGTCCCCTGCCGGGATGAAGATTTTTCCCTTGTTGGTGTCCACGTTGTTTTGGTTGTATGTTCTGCCGAAAGCCATGATTAGTTCTCCTGTTTGGTGTTTTCAGTTTTTTCGTTGCCGGTCTTGCCGGAAAGGAAGATTGCGCCGTCCGCAAAGCAGCCTTTGCGCCCGAAGCGGTCTTTTGCGACAAATTGGTCGTTTCCCTCAAGGCGGATGACGCGTCTGCCGTCTGACATCTTCTCAATGTGGCCGACAATATCGAACAGTCCTTCCGCTTCCGGAGCAAGTTTCTTTCCGGACAAGTTCGGGTGCGTCTTGCTGCTCTGACTATCGGCATTCTGCGACAGGATCAATTCGCTTTCAAGAGCAATCACGATCACATTCAGACCTTTTACTTCCGCAAGGTCTCGCAGAATGCGAAGATAGCGTTTCATGGCGAACTGCACCTCTCCGTAATTTTTCATCGTCGGGGTTCCGCCGTTCTTATTAGGATCGGTCTTTTGGATCAAAAGCTGATTTGCAAGTTCGGTGGCGCTGTCCAGTACCACGTTGTCATACGGCAGTTCTTTTACCATCAGGTCGTCGAAGAAATGGTTGAATGCCTCGCTGGTTTTTTCGATGGTATCAGCCATTTTCGGGAGGTACATGATGTCAATATCGTCCGCATTCCCGGACCGTGCAAGGGTCTTGATGCCGTTTGCTTCGGCGGCGATAATCAGGGTCTTTCCGGGGAGTGTCCCGGCGAAGTGAGTTTTACCGATTCCGGATTCACCGTAAACGATAGCGGAAACGCCGGATTTTTTGAGTGCGTCAGAAAGTTTCATGGTTCAGTTCCTCATTTTTGGCTTGTTTTTTGACGAAAAGGCAATCCGTGTCCGGAACGTTGTCAAGACACTTTGAACGATAGGGGCAAGGCAGGATTTTGCATGCTTCCGGATTGCGGTAGAATGTTCCTTCCCGTTCGGCTGCCACAATGTCCTTCAGCGTCAGATTGAAGTCCGCAATCTGCGCCGCGATGTCTGCGGGTGTCCGGTATACGAAAGCCGTGTGGATGCGCTTCTCTGCATCGTACCATTCGCGGACACGTTCCCGGTACTCTTCCGGGGTCTCGTCTGATTCGTGCTGCCCTGCATACAGCCGACCGTCTTTGGTGTATTTTCTTTTTTCCATCGGGGTGGCGGAGAACGGCTTGATTGTCGGCTTTTCGATGATGTCATAGCAAATGCCATCGACCAACGATCCTTCGATTACTCCGTCTTCCAGCATTCTCTGATAGGCGTACAGATAGTTGGTACTCTGCTCGTCCCACAGAAGATTGTGCAGATAGTCGGAGCCGTCAATCCCCCATTGCGATGTTGATTTGTGTTCGATCAGATACGGCTTTCCGGTGTCGGGACGGATGATCGTACCGTCGATCTTTCCCAGCAGTCTCTTGGCATATCCGGTAGTCACCTCAAAGGACCTCTCCACGGCGGTGATCTTCCATTCCTGCCATCCGCTTTCGCGGTTCCATGCCCGTACCATCTCAATGGCGATATAGGCGTTCAGCGGCTCGAAGTCGATTCCTTTTTCCTCGGCATTGCGGCGCTGCATATCCAGAATATCCCCTTCGACGATGGAAAAGTCGACACCGCTCAGCAGCATCTCCAATCCGGCGTGGTACAGCGTGCCGATCTCCAGCGCCTTAGGCGTTTCGATGGGCTTCAGCATCTCAACGTACTCAAGTTCGTACCGCTTGCGGCACGTTTTGAAACATTTGACCTGTGAGGTGGTCAGCCTTGTTATTCTCGATTCCATAAGCAAATCCTTTTCTATGGTTTGTTGGTGTCCGGATTCTTCATGGGCTTACGATTCGTCCGGACGGGTTTGTTGACCTACTCCCCCTCCTTTCTGCCCGTTGACAATTCAAATTTCATGAGGTCAGTCAACGTGTAACGTGATGTCCCTCCCGGTATCTTCATGGACGGAACCAAAAGCCCTTTGCTGCGCCACATCTTGACGCAGGACAAGGACACGTCATAGCGGCTTGCCACGGCTTCCGGAGAAAAGTATACCTTGTCTCCGCAAAGCGGAGCAAGGTCTTTCAGGAGCGCCGTGCGCCCTCCGGGTAGTGCATCGGCAAGCGCCAGTATCGCTACTGTGGTGGCGTTCATTCTGCCGTCTCCCAGATGCAGGTTTCGCAAGTACGCTTTTGGTGCTGCTGCGCCGCCTGATGGACAAGACCAGACAAGTATCCGAAAACGAGTCCGAAAAACAGAACCCAATACCAGGGAAGGCTCGGCGTCTTCGATCTGTAGGGGATGCGCGATTTGATGTTACTTCCGGGATAGATGTTCATGATTTCTTTTCTCCTTGAATTGATTTTGCAACAACATTGTGCAAAAATTTTTCCAACGCAAGTCTCACGACCTGACCTTCCGAACAGTGGTGTTTGGCTTGATAACGAGCTACTTTTAGCTTGATTGACTCGGTTACCCTGCTCTGCACCGTTTGTGTTTTCTGATGTCTGATTGGCATTGATTACCTCCTTTTGCTATATAATATAATTCAAAATTATTGCAAATACAATCGGTTAATGCGAAATAATTGCAAAAAATTTTTATTTCAACTTGATTTGTATTACAACCGGATATACATTTAGGGCGTGGAGGTTCTGGAAATGTTAAAACTAAAAGAAAAAAAGGTGCGTGAGTTGATTGGGCACACCGGACTTTCCGTTCGCGCTTGGGGTATGGAACATGGATTCCCGCAAGGAACGTTGTCGAACTGGGTCAATGGTAGCCGTAATATCAGCAAGTCGCAGTTGATAAAACTTGCGGATGCGCTCCATGTTGAAGACCTGACTGAGATCTCCATGATCGTCTTTCATATTAATCAGAGAAAAATAGATCAGATTGAAAATGAGATTTCGGAAATCCGCGATCTGTGGGGATTCCTACCGCCGGACCAGCGCAGCTCTATCCTCAATCTGATCCGCTCCATGGCGGAGCCGGATGTGGACAGCTATTCTCCGGATGAGCCGGAGAATAAAACAAAAGGAGAAAAAGTATGAAGAAATTGTTGGTGTTGTTCGCGTTGATGTGCGGATTGTCGGCGATGGCAGAAGCGGCTGTTTTATTCCCCCCTGCGGGATACCCCTGTACTACTGGTCCGCAAAGTTATCCGAGCGCATGGCAAGGCGCGTTGTACAGCAACGCAAAACGGACCACTTATCGAGAAATCCCGCGCGATTTGCGCCCCTATACCGTTCTCGGAAAAGTTACAAGTTCTGCTGAAATGAAGAACGTTTTACTGCTTTGCAACTGGGGAGACACTACTTTTGATGCTCTGAAAAAAGAGGCTTTGAAGAAATATCCCGATGCCGACGACATTGTCAATGTCGAGATCGTCGCAGAGAATTTCAATGTTTTCATTTTCTATATGAAAACGACCGCCGTTCTTTATGGCACAGCAATCAAGTACAAGAAGTAAGCAGCACTCCAAATACAACCGAGCCTCGGATTTCTCCGAGGCTCGTTTTTTTTATGTCTTTCCACAAATCCATACCATTGTCATATTCAAGAACAAAGTAATTGATGGAACGTCCAGCCTTGAAATGGAACTGGACTGTGTTATCAATGATGCCGAAGTTGTCCGCCCCGATCATCATCTTCAGTGCGGCTATCGGTCTTTGCGATCCGGTAAGCCAGCAGAGGGCTTCCGTTGCCATATCCTGCGTGATTTTGCAGGGACCGCATTCTGTTACGGTTTCGGTGTTCTGCCGGTTAAGCTGGTGTCTCTTGATACTCATGGTTTGCTCCTTTCAGTTTCCACGTGCGTATTCCCATTCGCAAGCCCCGTTTGGACTTGTGATGTTCTCCAAGTATTCATCAAATGTAGCGGCTTCCGTTTGGTGCATCTGACGTTGGAGTATGTACTCCTGTTCCAGTTCAGCAATGGTAAAGAAACGTTCGCTTTCTCTGTCCCATATCCGATTGCTGTTGTGTCTGCGGATCCGGAAAACAAGCCCGTATCCATCCGTAACCCTGATTTGTCTGCGCTGCCCAAATCCCGATCCGCAGTCAACAAGCCTTATTTCCGGCTGGTCTCCTGTTCCTCCGCAGTAGCGGCAAATATTCCTCGTCTCGATGTCGTCAATCCCCATTCCATCACAATGTTCGCAAATCATGCTGTTTCTCCTGTTTTATGCTCCGGGGATTTCTCCCCGGCGTGATTGTTGTTTCAGTAGCTCTTGCCGGTGCATTCGATAAGCCAAGTTTCCCGCTTCCCGTCCATCGTGAAGATGTCGATCCGTTCCACGCTGTTCCACGCGCACCACTGTGTGAGAGCGCGAACACGGCGAGCTTCCTGTTTGTACTGTTTGCCGATACTCATAATTTCCTTGATGGTCTTGAGTCCGTGCGTTCCGTCGAAGTAGGTCAATACTGCCACTCTGTTCATTTTGTTTTCCTTTCTTGGCTTCTGCCAGTTTTTGGTTGTCTGCTATATATTATACATCACATAACGCGATATGTCAATGGGTATTTGAAAAAAAATTCATTTTTTTTGATTTTTTTTCGTTTTCACGGTTTCAGTGACACATTGAATGACACGTTTTGACACATTGGAAGCGTTGAAAATAGTTGATTATTAGGACAATGACACTTGTGTCGTATTATTTTTATTTACACACATAAGGAAAAATCAAAAAAGAGGGAAAAAATCACTATATGGAGAACGCCCGGCGAAACGTGACACATCTGTCATTTGAGGGTGCAGGTATACCGATTAACCCGCATATGTCTATTTAACCTGTCACAAACCTGTCATTTGGACAAATAAGAACAATGTTGAACAATGGAGTATAACTGCGTTTGCATTTATTGACAATTATGTTTATATTATGCACAGCCTACTCCAATTGATATGCAAATTGATTCATCGAGCCTTGTGCCGGTCTGTGTAACGAATTTTCTGTAAAATCACAGTGATGCCGGTGCGAGGAGGCACTTGAATTGGCAAAAAAACGTGATAAGTTCTCCGATGTCTCCATT